TTATTATTAGAAAAAATACTAGAATGGCGACACAAATATAATAGCAATGATAATGCAACACAATGGCAACGTATTAGATTTGATACTCCGCATCTGAAAGAGCCAATTATATATGATATGAACATATTGCCTAAGGATAAGTTTATGCCTTATATGGAAGAGCACTTACAATATATGCACGATTATCAAGATGATACTGACAGAACCAAGTTTAGTAGTTTAGAAGTAGAAAAGTTTAGACGTGTAGTTGATTATATGCGTACAACAAATATAGAGCCTGCAAAACTAGAACAAGGTCGTAGAAATTTTGCTCGTTGGTTTACAGAGTTTGACAAACGTAGAGATTGCAGTCTTGTTGGAACATTTCCCGAAATGGAAGAATTTTATAATGACTGTAAAAAACTCTAATACAATTTGCATATTACCTTGGATTCATATGTACGTCAATGCAGACGGAAACGTTTTGCCTTGTTGTATAGGTGATTATTTACAGCCATTAGGAAATACACACAATCGCAATATAAAAGATATTTGGAATAGCCACGAGTATAAGACATTAAGAAAACAATTAATGAATGGCGAAAAGCCTAGTATATGTCATCAATGTTGGAAACACGAAGAGGCAGGTAATAACAGTTCACGTATTAGCAACAACAAACGTTTCAAAGAAGAAATGCAATTAATAGAAGCTACTAATGAAGATGGTAGTTTAGATGAAATGAATCTTCGTTACTTTGATGTGCGTTGGAGTAATATTTGTAATTTTAAATGCAGAACTTGTAGTGCAACATACAGTAGTAACTGGGCAGTAGAAGATAATCAACATGGCGATAATAAACCTGTGTACATATTTGCAGGTGGAGATAGTAACGACAATTTATATAATCAGTTCAAACCACATTTTGAAAATATTAAAGTATTTTACTTTGCAGGCGGTGAGCCTTTAATGACTGACAAACATTACGATATATTAGAACACTTAATAGAAACAGGAAATACAAAAGTTACACTAGAGTATAATTCAAACGTAAGTAGATTACAATACAAAAAGAAAAGCATCATTGATTTGTGGAACAAGTTTGAAAATGTTACAATAAGTGCAAGTTTAGATAGTTGGGGTTCACGTGCAGAATATATTCGTGAAGGAACAAATTGGTCAACAATAGAAAAAAATTTGCTTACTATAAAGGAACAATGTCCACACGTAAAAATAAGTTTCAATACAGTAGTAAGTATTTTTAACTTATGTACACTTACAGACTTTTTACAATATATTACTGCTAAAGGATTTAACACAAACAACGGTAGCTTATACAACATAGTTGATCCTAACTATTATAGTGTTAGTGCCATGCCACAGCATCTAAAAAATAAAGCTAAAAGTAAAATAGAAGATTATATGTTTAACAATCCAGGAAGATTTTCACATCAATTGAAAGGTGTTTTACGTTATATTGATAATAGTAAGTTTGACGAAAAAGCATATAAATTGTTTCAAGCAAAGACTTATTACTATGACAAAATAAGGAAACGTGATTTTATGGAAACTTTTCCTGAACTTAAAAGTGTATTTTAGGATCCGGCTTATCGTCAGGTGTTATATTAGTTTCATAGTAAAACATATCCAACCAACGTTGTTTCATATTAAACAAATGAAAATCCTTTGAAAGTTCACTAGCATCGTTAAGCAATTTTATCCATTTGTTTTGTGCTTCTTCAACAGCTCTATCAGTGCTGTCTTTCCATTCGTGTTTGAATGTATCCTTTAGGAATATATAATGTTCCATAGGACTAGGATGTCCGTCTTGAAAGTTTTTGTTAATTAATTTTTTATCTCTTTTAAATTTACTTTCAATATTATTGTTATACAATGTTTGATAAAAGCTAGGTGATATTTCTTTAAGGCTAGGTTGATAGTATTCTATCATTTCGTCTAGTCTATGATTTTTATCTCTTGTTTTATGATTCCATTGATCTGTTTGATCTAATATATCGCACATCTGTAAGAAATGCCATTGTGTTTTATGTTTTAACATTTCATGGGCGGCTTTAATGAATGCTAAATCTCTTACATAAGCACCATACTCACTAAAATAATCTCTTACAAATTCTTCTCTATACTGTGTTTGCGAATATATGTTGCCAGGGGTCATCCAAGGTCCATTTTTATCTTGTGGTACATATCTATCTTCTCTACAAACATTAGTCCATTGTACAATAACTAAATCTTCATGCGTAAAATCATAAACAGCATCAGCCTGCATAAGCATATTGAATATAAAATGATTACCTGCACCGCTTCTGCCAAAATTTACAAAAGTACAATCTAGTTCTTGTGCAAGTGCGTTAGCCCAAGTTCCCCACATATAATGAGTAAAGCTACAACCAAACGTAAACAATCTCTTTGGTTTGTTATGATATAATACTTTCTTACTCATCTGCTAGTTCTCTCATTTTTAATGCAACATTTTTAAAAGTTTCTCTTGTATACTTACCTTCTAATAATGTCCTAAAGTTGTGTTTCAATACAGTTTCATTTTTAAATTTCCAACGTATTTGTTTTTTTACAGTATCCATTGATCTAATATGATCTATTTGATTACGTACTTCCTTCCATAAAGCTCTCCAACGTTTTACAGGATCTTTAATATCATCAAAACTTAAATCAAACCAATCATCATATAATTTATATCCGTAATCAACCATGCGTTTGTTAATACCAGGTTGCCCCCATATTACAAAAGGTTGCATATGGTATACACTTCTAAATGTTTTTTCGCTGTAGAATAAACTAGTTCCCTGCCAATCATTAACAAATGTTTCATTTACAATTTGAAACAAAGTTTGATCATTTAAATCACTATGAAGTGCAGTAGCATGATTTGTTTTAAAATCTTCTGTGTCTACAATCAAGGGTAGATGTTTTTTAAAACTTTTAAGTTGTGCAAACGTTACTCCACTGTTTGGAAAAGGCATCTCTTGTAGATAATAATCTAAATTCATCTTTTTTAAGCTACCGTGACTAACATACATATCTTTAAAATGTTCGCTGTTGAATATTTCCATAGCACTAAAAGTTCTATGTGGTCTATTAACTCTACTTAAACTTAATCCTACTTTACTAAATTGAGGGTGATGGTATTTGTTTTTTGTTCTTTTCACTGCCGTTTGGATTCTTCTTTCTACAATAGTATCAAAATCCTCGTTCTGATTTAGATCAACTTCAGTTTGTCCAGCAGTACCAAATATCATTTGCTCAAAGTTTAGATATGTAAACACATTGATAGATGTTTCAATCTTGTGTTCCATATTGTAACGCATTATGTTATCGTGGTCTTTCATATTACTGCTTGTAAAAAATATTCTTCTAGGATCTATTTTGTAGTCCTTGGACATCTTATATAAAATGTCAAAGTAAGGTTCACCGTATATTGTGCTAAATCCTTCAGTGCTTGAATCAAAAATAAAGAAAGTTTTCTTATCTTCTCTCATCTGATTTTGAACTTTTTTCTTTACATAGGTCCAAAAATCGCTGTCAGGATACCATTTTGGATATGCTATTAAGACAGTAATTATACTGATATCTGTATCTTCTATGTTGTTTTCTCTAAAAGCTCTTGCCAATTCTACAGTAGTTTGAGTAAACTCAGGATCCTGTACATAAGAGTTCCATCTTAGAAAGCCACGTATACGTTTCATTTTAATAATTTTCCATAAATATTACTATATTTATATACGCATTTAATGGTAGGAGATTAGTGTGAAGATTAGTTTTATCGGATTGGGTAAACTAGGTTTACCTTGTGCAGAAGCCGTAGCACAAAAAGGACATACAGTTAGCGGTTACGATGTACGTCAAGTACGTAGTGATTTAATTCAAGTAAAAGATACTATAGCAGAAGCAGTAGCAGGTCAAGACATTGTGTTTGTTGCTGTTCCTACGCCACACGACCCAGCTTATGACGGCAGAGCTCCTACGGCCCATTTAGAACCTAAAGACTTTTCATATAAAATTGTAAAAGACGTATTAGAAGAAGCTAACAGATTTATGACAAAGGATCAGTTGCTTGTTTTAATTAGCACGGTGTTACCAGGTACAACACGTAGAGAATTTGTACCATTAGTTACAAACACAAGATTCGTTTATAATCCATATCTTATTGCTATGGGCACAGTTGCTTGGGATATGATTAATCCAGAGATGGTTATGATTGGAACTGAAGATGGTAGTGCTACAACTGATGCTAGAGAGCTTGTAAAATTTTATCAAAGTGTAATGGAAAACAATCCACGTTATGAAATAGGCACCTGGGACGAATGTGAATGTATAAAGGTTTTCTATAATACATTTATTAGTACAAAGATTGGTCTTGTAAACATGATGCAGGACGTTGCACAAAAGCAAGGTAACATTAATGTTGATGTTGTAACAAGAGCTCTTGCAAAGTCAACCATGCGTATCATTAGCAAAGCATATATGAAAGCGGGTATGGGAGATGGTGGTGCTTGTCACCCAAGAGATAATATTGCATTACGTTACATGGCAAAGGAACTTGGGCTAGGTTATGATATATTTGATAGTGTAATGAATGCAAGAGAAAAACAAGCAGAGAACATGGCTATTGAAATATTAAAGTATGGTAACAAGATTCAATTCAGTAGTGATAGTTATAAGCCAGGTGTTGATTATGTTGACGGAAGTTATAGTTTACTAGTTCAACATTACATAAAACAGCATGGTGGATTCATTGTGCATAAGCACCCTAACATTTACGTTTTAGTTCATGAAGGAGATAAAGTACCAGAAGGTGTAGCAGTATTTGATCCTTGGAGAAGTTACAAAGGACCTAACGTAGTTTACTATGGTAACACAAGGAAAGACAAAGGTATAATTTGTGAGTAAGATACTTATAGCAGGTGACAGTAACGCACTAGGAGAATGGGGTACGATTGTTCCAGGACCTGGTTGTGCAAATCCTGATCATCCAGAAGTATTTCGTCCTTGGAATAAAGACAAGTATCTGGAAGGACAACACCCCAAACCTTTTCAAGTTGTATGGCCAGGCTTTGGTTATTACTTAGACCAAAAAGGACACGCAACAGTTAACTATGCGTTTGGCGGTTGTGGTAACTTTCAAGCATTGTATAAAGTAGAAGAAGCATTAGGGTTAGCACCTTGTTTTACAAGTCCTGTATTTTATAATCCAGATTGTATTGTATGGATGGTTACAGAACCTTGTAGAGATTTAAAAAAATTATCAGATGAAGCAGGACTATATGATTTAGACAAATACTATGAAGCTACAGATGAACTTGTACAAAATGCAAAAACAATTAAGGAAATAAATGACGGATTATTACAACACGCATTAGATGGTGCACAAAAAATATATGAAGAAACTAACATACCTTGGATAATAGTAGAAGGTTGGACTAAAGTTGAATTAAAGGAACATCATACGTTTGTAAAACATATTCATAAGGATTGGATGTCTAACATTATTAAAAGGCCTGTACCGATGTTTAGTAGTTGGCAAACTGTAGATAATATTAGAAGACGTAGACCAGACCTAACGGAAAATGCCGCAGAAAGTCTACGTTTATTTGCAAGACAAAAACCAGAACTTAATATTCCTAATTTACCTGAAGGTCCTGAAAATGAATTTAAAAAAATAGTCGATGATTACGAAGCAGTAATAAAGATTATGGAACAGAGCCCATTGTTTCCTGATAACTGTCACCCTGACAGAACTTTACAAGAACAATTGGCACACGAGTTAGAACCTTATGTATGATGCAGTTTTTATAAGTTATAATGAACCAGATGCAGATGAAAGATATAAACGTTTATTAGAACGTTATCCTAACACAAAAAGAGTTCATGGTGTAAAAGGAATACACCAAGCACACATCAAAGCCGCAAAAAAATGTAATACAAAAATGTTTTGGGTTATTGATGGTGATGCTGACTTATTACCAGAATTCAATTTAGATCATAAAGTAAGTGAATATGATTTAGATTGTGTCCATGTTTGGCGTAGCCGAAATCCTATCAACAATTTAGTCTATGGTTATGGTGGTGTTAAACTCCTACCACGACGACTCACTATGAACGTAGACGTTAGCAGTACTGATATGACTACCAGTATAAGTGATAGGTTTAAGGCTATGCCATTCGTGAGTAACGTTACTAGTTTTAACACAGATGAATTTAGTACTTGGAAAAGTGCTTTTAGAGAATGTGCAAAATTAAGTAGCAAAGTAATTGATAGACAAGAAGAAGGAGAAACAAATGAAAGACTCAAAGTATGGACTACTACAGCTCATGGAAGATTTTGTGAGTTTGCGATTCGAGGTGCTAGGGCTGGTATGGAGTTTGGCCTTTCTAGCGGGTCTGACCTTCGGCTAATAAACGACTTTGATTGGCTACAAGAACGCTTTCATATGGATGAAATGAATGATACCATTTAAGGATATTACAAAACTAGGACATAAGAATATGTTAGACAAAGGTGTGTTTAACGTAAGCTGGATCCTTGGACGTTTTTGTAATTATGATTGTAGTTATTGTTGGCCATATGCAAGAAGTAAAATAGTTGACCATAGACCATTTGAAGTGTATACTAGAACTATAGATGAAATAAAACGTCAAGCTAGAGCAAATGGGTTTGATAAGTTTCATTTTAGTTTTAGTGGCGGTGAACCAACTGCTTATAAAAAATTTATAGATCTAGTAAAACACTATGAAGATTATGAAAGCGAATATCAAAGCATACACATGACTAGTAATTGTAGTCCTGCAAAGCGTTGGTGGCAACGCTGGCTTGATGCAACACACGTAATGGATAGAAGAACCATCACTGCAAGTTATCATGCGGAATTTGCCAACGAAAAAGAATTCGGCGACAAGTTATTATTTTTACAGGATAATGATGTTGGCGTCACTATTAATCAGGTAATGGTACCTGAACATTGGGAGGAATATTATGATAGAAGCAATCGATTCATTGAACGTGGTCTTCACGTTACTCTTAAGCCTCAGTCTGATCCTACCGCTAGTTTTGTCGTTAGCGGTTATACTGATGCCCAAAAGAAAATATTACAAGAAGACAGCCAACAAGATGAAAAACAAATGCGGTTATATGATGTTGAAGGAGTAGAATATTGGATAGACCAAGCAGAACGTTTAAATGCTTTTGGCTTTAACAAGTTCAAAGGCTGGGATTGTTGGGCTGGTTATCAAAGCTGTATTATACGAGAACCAGGTGGAGAAGTAAAACGTGCATATAGTTGCCATGATGAGCCTCTAGGCACGTTAGACGACGGATTTGAGCTGTTTAAAGCACCAATGCCGTGCATAACTCCAACCTGTGTTAGTAGTGCAGATAGCAAAATACCAAAAGAAAGGACGATAAGTAATAAGCATGGACTATAGAGATTTAAGCCAATTTGGAAATCAAATAGAATTAGAAACAACAGCAGACGCAGAGACGTTAGTTGCTTGGGCCAATGGTTTTGAATGGCAAAAATACAATCCACGTAAAGATGTTAATCGTTGGGGATTAAGTGTAACAAGTTCAGATGGTTCATTTAATGGTATTGACTTAGATAGCTTATACGAATACAACAAGGAACATGGTACAGAGTATGGAGAGAAAGACTTTAATGTACCAACTCCTGTTTTAAATCAACCACTTGCAAAAATATTAGAGCCTTGGGAAGGACATTATTACAGAACACACTTTTTAAAGTTTGGTCCAGGCGGATTTTTCCCTCCACACAGAGATTGGGACTACACAGGAGAGTTAGTAGATACATTTAGATTAATAATGCCATTACGTAATGTCAATCCTCCACAGTTTAATTTTATTCTTGATGGAAAACAGTTACATTGGGATATAGGCAGAATGTATTTCATAGATACTTTGAAAATGCACTATCTATTCAACAGTAGTTTTACAGATAGTTACTGGTTAATAGTGAATGTTGCCGCCAATGACAAAACAATAGAAACAACAATGAGGAAGTTTAATCAAAAGTAATGTATAAGCTAACAGACATAAAAGCAATTCATTTGGAAGTCACTAGTAGGTGTCAAGCCAAGTGTCCTATGTGTGCTAGAAGATTAAATGGAGGTCCGTTAAATCCTTTTATGGGATTAGATGAGATTAGTATTGACAAATTTATGGAATGGTTCGACATAGATTTTATAAAACAGTTAAATCATTTAGGAATGTGTGGTAACTTAGGTGATCCTATTGTTGCACAAGACACTTTAAAAATATATCAATACCTACGTGAAGCAAATCCTCATATGGGATTACAAATGCACACTAATGGTAGTGGACGCACAGACAAATGGTGGAAGGAACTTGCAAAATTAAAAGTAAATGTTGTATTTGGTATAGACGGTCTTGCAGATACACACGCAAAGTATAGAATTAACACAGACTGGAAGAAAATTATACACAATGTTATGACCTTTGTAGATGCAGGTGGAAAAGCAAGATGGGATATGTTGGTTTTTGCACATAACGAGCATCAGATTGAGGAATGTAAAAAATTATCTAAACGTTTAGGTATGGAAAACTTTTCAGTTAAGCATACTACACGTTTCAAAGACGGAAAATTTACAGTATTAAATGAACAAGGACAACAAATAGATACTTTGTATCCATCAGAGAAAAGTAAAGAGATGACTAGCAAAGTAAAACAAGCATCTGCAGAAACATTACCAACTATAAAATGTAAAGCAGTAAAGGATAGTATGTTATATGTAAGTGCGTTAGGTACAGTTACTCCTTGTTGTTGGTTAGATCAAAAATTTTATCCTCCAACACATGATAATCGTATAGACTATCTGGATAAAATTAAAATTTGGCCTAATTTAAATGAAACAAGTTTAAAAGATATCTTTGCAAGTGGTTACTTTGACCTAATTGCAGGATGTTGGAATACTACAGGACTTAAAGAATGTTCAAAACAATGCGGAAGTTTTGACAAATTAAACGAACAGTTCGTGGAGAGAGCATGAAATTAACGATAGCAGGATATGGAGCAGTAGGACAAGCACACCACAAGGTGTTTGGAAACCATTATGACATAGAAATATATGATCCTTTCAAGGGATATGACACTATGAGTAAGGATACTGAAGGACTTATTGTATGTACAGCAACACCATCGTTTGAAAATGGTGCTTGTATGGTTAATAGTGTATATGATGTAATAGAACGTTCACCTAATGTACCTGTTATTATAAAAAGTACAATTAGTTTAGAAGGTTGGGAAACACTTATGGAGCATTTTCCAGATAGAGAAATAACATTTAGTCCAGAGTTCTTGCGTAACAATACAGCAGAACAAGATTTATTAGAAACAAAGGACTTTATGTTTGGCGGAGGAAACATACATTTCTGGCAAGGAATATTTGTAAACGTACTAGGAAAGATTAACATTGGTATTGCAGATCCAAAAGAATTAATATTAGTCAAATATTTTAGAAATAGTTTTTTAGCAAACAAAGTTGCTTTCTTTAATCAAGTATTTGACTTATGTGAAGCAACAGGCATTAACTATGACGCAGTAGCAACAGGTGTAGGTGCAGATAAACGTATAGGTACAAGCCATACCAGTGTTACAAAGGAAAGAGGCTTTGGCGGTCATTGTTTTCCTAAGGATATTCAAGCATTAATTTACACAGCAAAGCAAAACGGAGTAGATTTAACTTTATTACAAGAAGCATTAGAATATAACAAAAAAGTTAGAAAATGAAAATAGATATACATGATATAAAGTTCTGGATGGACGCAATACGCAACAGCGAAGATAAGGAACGCACACTTGAAAGTTTCTGGGACGGTCAGATTAAAAGTAAGCTGTGGCTAATTGAAGCACTTGAAAAACATAAGTCAATTAGAAATGCAGATTGCGTAATACATGGCGGTTGGAACGGTGTCTTAGCTTGTATGATGTTTAACAGTGAACTAGGAATCAAACATATCATAAGCATTGACATAGATCCTAAATGTAAAGAGATAGCTAGTACAATGAATAAACGTTATGAGATGGAAGGTAAATTTGAAAGTGTTACTGCTGATATGTGCGAGTATGAATACCAAAGAGAGCCTTACTTTGTAATCAATACAAGTTGTGAACACATAACGCAAGAACAATATGAAAAGTGGTTAGATAAAGTTCCTAGTGGATCACAAATTATTTTACAAAGTAACAATTACTTTGAACTAGATGAACACGTAAACTGTAGTAATGATCTTAAAGAGTTTGAATGGAAAAGTAAATTAAATGTAACAGAAAAAGCAGAATTAGAATTACCCAAGTATAAAAGATTTATGTTGGTTGGAAGGAAAGAAAAATGAAAATAAAATTAGGTTGCAGAGGTAGTGAACTATCACTACACATGGCAGAACTAGTTACTAAAAAACTTGAACAGTTAGATTGTACTGTTGAAATTATTCCAATCAAGTCTGAAGGAGATATTCAATCAGAAAAAGTAATTTCTGAAATAGGTGGCAAAGGTGTATTTTGTACTGCCATAGAAGATGAATTATATAATGGCAAAGTTGATATAGCTGTACATAGTTGTAAAGATCTTCCTACAGTAATGCCAAAAGAATTAATACTTGCAGGAGTTTTGAAACGTAATGATCCAAGAGATTGTTACATAGGAAAGTTTTTTCCTGGTGCAAAAGTAGGTACAGGTAGTCCAAGAAGATTAGAACAGCTTACGTTAATTAATGAACACCTAGATGTAAAAGGTATAAGAGGTAATATTGCAACACGCATAAAAAAATTAGAAGAAGGAAAATATGATGCCATCGTTTTGGCAAGAGCAGGACTAGAATTATTAGGACT